GCCGTCGAGGGTGAACAGGCCCACGATCAGATCCCATGCGCCCTGCAGGTAGGTCCAGGCACCGCCGACGGCGTTCTGGATTACCGGCAGAATCGTGGTGAATGCATCGACCAGCCAGCCGAGGGCCTTCACCGCCATGCGCAGGTTGACGGTCAGCACGGTGCCCAGGATCTGGCCGAAACCTCGGCCGGCGTCGGTCGCACCCTGCAGCTGCTCGCTGGTGGCCTCAAACGGGGTGAACAGCTTCTTTGCCCAATCCCATGCCTGGCCCATGGCGCCGGAAATCGTGTCCCACACCGGGCCGAGCGGTTCAAGGGCGGTCATCAGCTCGGCCATGATCGGGTTGACCACATCGAGCACGCCTTGCCAGACGCCGATCATGAATGCCTTGATCGGCTCCCAGTACTTCCAGACCAGCGCGGCGACCAAGGCCACGGCGGCGCCAATGGCCAGCACCGGCAAGCTGATGCCACCCAACAGTGGCAGCAGCATGCGGCCAACGTTGAACAGCATTGGGAATGCCCGGCCACCCAGCGACAGCACCTGACCGACCAGCTTGCCAATGCCACCGCCGCCGCTGAGCAGCATCACGGCTTTGTGGATCTGCGTCAGCGCCATGGCGCCGACGCCGCCGGCAACCAGCAGGCCACCGAGCGCAGCGGCAAGGGCGGTACCGCCGATGGCCACCTTGGCGAAGGCGGCCACCAGCTGCGGGTTCTTCGTCACCCATTCGGCAATCCGGTCGGCAACCTTGGCCACACGCGCAGCCAGTTCCTTTACCGTCGGAAGCAGGGTCTTGCCCAGGCGCTGGGAAAGCACGGTGGCGCTGTTCTTGAGCAGCACCAAGCCGTTCTCTGCCGTGCCCACGCGCGCGGCGTACTCGGCGTTCATCGAGCCGCCGTACTTCTGCGCGTCGGTGACTTTGCCGAAGTTCTCTTTCAGCAGATCGAGGTTGGTCAGCAGCGGCGCGATCGCGCCAATGGATTCGCGGCCGAACAGCTGCGTCATCGTCGCCGCCTGCTCGGCCTTGGGCAGCTGCTTGAGCTTCTCCAGCACCTGCAGGATCGCGCCGCCGGCGTCGTCCTGCATCGCCTTGGCCATATCGCCGGCCTTCAGCCCCAGCTTCTCGAACGATGCGATCTGGCGCGAGGTCGCCGCGTCGCCCGATGACAGCGTGAGCAGCATGTTCTTGATGCCGGTGGCAGACACTTCGGACTCGATACCCATGCCGGCGACGGTGGCGCCCAGCGCAGCCAGCGGGCCGCTGCCGAGGCCGGCCACCTCGCCCAGGGCACCGATGCGGTTCACCACCTCGCTGATCTTCTGGACGCTGGCCGGGCCGGTGTTGCCCAGATAGTTGATCTTGTCGGCCAGCACGACAACGTCGTCCTGACCCATACGGAATGCGGTACGCCATGTGGCCATCGTCTGGCCGGCATCTTCGGCCGTGGTGTCGAAGGCCACGCCCATCTTCGCCGCATCCTCGGCGAAGCGCGTCAGCTCGTTGCTGGCGATACCCGCCTGACCAGCGGCCGCGACGATCTTGGCGATATCAGTGGGCACCATTGGCAAGCGGCGCGACAGTTCCTCAATGTCGCGGCCCATCTTCTCGAAGCCGTCCGGCGTGTCGAAGTCCACCACCTTTTTCACGTCGGCCATGGCCGACTCGAAGCTCATGGCCTGCGCGATGGGCAGCGTCTGCGCGCGCAGGGCGCCGAACGCGGCCAGCGCAACGCCCGTGCCGTGCGCAGCCGCGTTCATGCCGGCGCTGTGGATCTTGCGGCTACGGGCCTGCGCCGCATCCAGCGCGGCCAGGCGCGTGCGCTGCGCATCCATCTGCGTCGAGACGGCGGCAATCTCGCCTCGCAGCTTGCGCTCATGTGCGCCGAGCTGCCGCGTGCTGATGCCGGCGCGGTCCAGACCGCTGCGCAGGCGCTGCAGTTCGACCGACTGCTGTTGGTGCTGGCCCTTGAGCTGTGCGGCGGCAGTCTTGGCCTGCACGAACTCACGATTCAGCTTGCGGGTAGGGGTGCCGGCCTCTTTGATCTGCCGGGCGAGAGCGGCAACGCGCAGCTGCGCGGCCAGGTGGCTCTGTTCGGTGGCACGAACAGCCTGCTGCTGCTGACGGTAGGCCGCAACGTCACGTTGGGCGGCATTGAGGCGCCGTAGGTTGGCCTGTTGTTCCTGCAGGGCCGTGGACAGGCCCTTGCTGCCGGCCATGACCTTCTTGAACGGGGCGCTGGCGCGGTCGAGCGCCTCCAGCACCACCTGCAGGCGAAGGTTGCCGCCGCTCATGCGACGACAACCGATGCGGGTGTTACGGCGTCGTGGTGTCCGTAGGATCGGTTACCAGCGCGGCCAGGAGGCGACACGCAGCGCTGAACGCCCACAGCAACAGTCCGCCGACCGTGGTCAGCAGAAACAGCGCAAAGACGATGGCGATAAGGGTGTCCATGGGCGGACTGTATCACTGCTGGGCTCCACTTCGTTCATAGGCGCGCTGACGCCACTGGATCAATTCAGACAGGGAGAGGGCCGACAGCTCGGTGAGGGTGAAGGAGAAAATCACCGCGACATCGGCCATCAGATCCTCTACGCAGACAGGGATTCCCTCTCCGCTTTCGGCACGAAAAAATCGCCGATGACGCGCGCAAACTCGATCAGATCGGCCGGTTCCAGCTTGCCGGCGTCGGCGGTGGTCAGGATCGGCTGGCTGATGCGCGGCAGGACCGTGGTCAGCGCGGTCACATCCATCTGTGCCAGGTCGAAAAGCTTGATGCCGCGAAGGTCGCCGGCGGTGGGCTTGCGCAGGCGAACCGAGCGGATCACCTGCTCGCCGCGCTGGATCGGGGTTTCGAGCACGATCACGTTGGTGCCGGTGGTTTCGTCGGCGACGGTGGTGGTGGATTCGGTGTTCATGGTGTGTCTCTCACAGGGTTGGCCCAGCCATGGGAACGGCTGGGCAAGGGGGGAAGGGATCAGGCGCCGATGGCGCGACGCAGGGCGGACTGACGATCAACGCCGTTGACCATGAAGACCATGCCGACCAGGTCGATTTCGATCTCGGTGCGGCCGTTGACGGTCAGCTTGTAGTAGCTGGCGGTGGTCTTGACGCTGAACTCGGTGTCATCGCCGACCTTGCCGGTGCCGGCGTCGATCTCGGTGTGGCGGCCGCGGATGACGATTTCGACCGAATCCACCTCGCCGCTGTCTTCGCGCTGGTAGCCGCCGGCAAAGCGCAGCTGCACTGCGTTGTGCGAGACGGCGCCGTACTGGCGAAGAACATCGAGCATCAAGCCGCCGCATTTCCATTCGGCTTCGATCTTTTCCTGGCCCAGGTCGATGTCGATGGGGCCGAGCATTCCGCCGGCGCGGTACTCCTCCATCTTGCGAGTCAAGGTGGGCAGCTTGAATTCGGTGACCTGGCCGATGTAGCTCAGGCCATCGTTGAACAGGTTGAGGTTTTTGAGCTTGCTGGGCAGAGCCATGGCAGGGATTCCCTATGCGGCCTTAGCCGCTGATGCGGGCCGGGAAGTCGGCGAAGTAGCGGTCGGTGATGCGCTGGTTCAGCTGCAGGCTTTCCAGCGGCGGTACCGGGGTGTAATCGAAGTCGATCACCAGCTGGCCGCTGGCCAGCGACTGCGACGGGTTGGCGCCATCGTCGTACCAAGCGCTGGCGCCGATCAGATAGCCGGCATAGACCAGCTCGCGGAACTTGGCGTTGATGCTTTCCAGCAGATCGCGGACCAGCGTCGGGTGCAGCGGCTTGTCGATGTAGATTTCCTGCGCCTCGGCGATGGTGTCGGCGAGGATCTGCGCGGTACGGGTTGCCGTCTCGAACTGGAACAACGGGTCTTCGCTGCAGGTGCGCGAGCCCCAGAACTTGTAGCCGTTGGAATTGACGAGGGTGGTCACGTCGCCGGCGTTGAGCAGGCCAGCATCCGTGTTGGGGTCTTGCAGATCCCAATGCACGTCGCGGCTGATGCCGGTCACGCCGGCAACCGGTACGTTCGAGATGGACTTGTGCCAGCCCTGCTGCTGGTCGGTCATGGCGCGCACGCCCAGTGCACGGGCGACGGCGAAGGCCATGCCGGTCGAGGAGGAGGTGGTGTTGAACGCCATGAAGTCGGGGTAGATCAGCATCAGCTCGCGGGCCGCGAACTGCTCGCGGTAGGCGATGGCTTCCGACACCGTGGCGCTGGCGGCGCAGCTGGCGTAGATCATGGCGCGCAGCTTCTTGGCGATGGGAACCATGGCGGCGGTCACCGGCTGGGTGTCCAGCCCCGGCGCGCCCAGGATGCGGGGACGGACGCCCAGCTGTGCCTGTGCAACCAGCAGTGCGTGCAGGCCGGTGTAGCTGCCGCCATTGGCGCCGCCGATGACCTTTGCGGTGGTATCGGTGTCATTGCTGGCACTGGCCACGCGCACCACGACCACAATCGGGTTGCCCTGATCGGCGATGCCCTGCAGCGTGGCGCGCAGGGTGCCGGTCATGCCGGCTTTGCCGACTGCGCTCAGCACGTCGGTAATCAGCACCGGACGATCCAGCGGGAATACGGTCTTGTCTGCGTCTTCGCCCGTGCAGACGACGCCGATCACGGCAGTGGATACGGTACGGATCGGCCGGACGCCGCCGTTGATTTCGATGACGCGAACGCCGTGATGATAGCCACTGGCGGCCATGGGCTTCTCCTTCGGTTAGGGGGTGTGAAAGCGGAGTGGTACGGAAAGGCGGGTGTTGCGCGAAGCGCCGCTCGGTGTGGCCAGCTGGCCCTGTAGATCGAGGACGAACGAGCCGGCCACGTCGCCGTGGGCCAGGTCGATACGGGTGAGGCTGATGCGCGGCTCCCAACGCATCAGCGCGGTGGCCGTGGCGCCGAACAGGCGCAGGCGGGTCTCATCGTTGAAGGGCTGGTCGATCAACTCGGGCAGCAGCGAGCCGTACTCGCGGCGCTGCACACGTGAGCCGATGGGCGTGGTCAGAATGTCGGCGATGGACTGGCGCAGGTGCGCCAGGTCGTCGCTGAAAATGCCAGTGCGGCCGTCCATGCCGATCATGCCGGCGCCCCGGTGGTTCCACCGCCCGGCTGCACGCCGGAGTGCTTGTGCTTGGTCAGGCTGATGCCGGCGGCAGTCACGTCATCGGACACTTCGACCTTGCCGCTGACCGTCACCGCGCCTTCAATGCGGGTGGCGCCCTTGATGGTCACCGGGCCGGTGATGGTGGTTCCGCCGTCTGCGGTGATGGCGACGGTTCCGCCGTCGGGCAGAACAGCGGACAGTGCGTGTGCGTCGTGGTCATAGCTGACCACGGCGCCATCCTTGAACTGGATCAGGGTCAGGCTTGCGCTGACCGAGGGTGCTGGGTACTGCGCGCAGTAGAGCCCCCGCAGCACGATGGCGTTGGCCAGGTCGCCGTCGCAGCACAGCAGTGCCACCTGCTCGCCACTACTCGGCGGTGCCCAGGTGCGCAGCTCGCCGGCGGCAGCGCTGAACCACGGAAGGAAGTCGGTGTGCGCCTCGCCTGTCTGCACGCGGCACAGATGCCGGGCGTAATCGACTTCGGTCACCACGCCGTCGCGGAGCAGGTTGTTGATCTGTTGGGGCAGCGCACTATCCATGCCCCCATATTCCCGACGCCCTTTCGCGCGCGCACGTGGCGCGGGCGGTAGATAGGGCTGCTACAACGGCGGCCGAGCGTGTCGCGCCGCCGATATCCGATCAGTACCGGATCAGCTGGCCGGTGGAGCATCCTCCGGCTCGGCCACTGCGGTGGCGACCCACATTTCTGTCGCGTCGTCGTAGGTGATCGGCGCGCTGCGATTTGACGGCGGGGCGTGGTCCGTGACCGACGGCGGCAGGTACTGGCCACGCGTCACCGGCGCCGCAAAGGTGCCATCGGCCTTATTCCAGATCGGCCGGCCGCTGTAGTCGGGGAGCAGTACCCACGCGGCCTTGCCGTCGTCCCACGCGTTGCACTGTGGCGTGGTGCCATCGAGCCGGAACGGCTCGGCAAGGGTGAGCCCTTCGGGCAGCAGCTCCCCGAGCGTGAGGCGGTTCGGGACCGGCATCGCGGTGCGCGTGTCCCACAGCATCCGGTTGCGGTAGTCGGCCACCACATCCCACCGCTTACCGTCGTCGGAAAGGCGCAGTGCCTGGCACTCGCCAGCGCTCTTCTTGGGTGCCACGTCCACAGTGCGCTCCGGCAGGTGCCAGGCGCCGTCCGGGGATGGCTGCAGCCGCACCGCCCCCATGTAGGCGCGTGTGATGGGGTCGAAGGCGTGGGCAAAGCGGGGTTGGTTGGACATGCTCCGTTCCTCAGTACGTGATGCAGTAGATCATTCGCAGACCTGCAGCCAGGTTGCGCTCGCCGCCAGTGCTGTCCACGGTGACGGTGTGCGCGTGAGCACCACCGCTGGCAGCGGTTGCGGTATGGCCGTGGTCGCCGACCTGGGCGATGGAAATGTCGTGCGAGTGAGCGCCGGCCCCATTCATGCCGATGTTATGGGCGTGACCACCAGCGCCGTCCGTGGTGAAGCTGTGCGCATGACCACCGGCCGGGCTGGTGTTCGGCCACGGATTGTCGTTGTCGGCATTACCGCGTGAGCCGGCGTGCTGGCCGTAGTCGGCGCCCCACGGGTAAGCGATGCCCGACTCGGCGAACGCGGTCAAATGCTGGTGATCGCCTATCCAGGACGTGCCGCCAGTGTGCGCGTGGTGACCCTGTTGGTCGGTCCACGCACCGTGCGCATGGTCGCCAACCGCGCTGGCGCTCGCGCCATGGGAGTGCGCGCCCCCAGCTGCGACGCTTACGGTGTGGGTGTGTGCGCCGGCGCTCGCGGCGCTACCGGTGTGGGTGTGGCCGATCACTTCGCCCACGGTCGCGGTGCCAACCGAATCGGGCTTGGTCGTGTGCGCGACGACGGCACCTTCGTGCATGTTCGGCAGGTTGAAGGTCGTCTTGCCGTCGCCTGAGCCGTAAAGCGTGCCGATAGCTGCAAACAGGTCCGCATACGTGGTTCGGGACACGGGGGCGCCATCGCACAGCAGGGTGCCGGCCGGGGCGCTTTTGCCGGCGAACATGATGACCTGGCCAGCGATGCGATTGGCCTTGGTGCCCGGATCAAAGACGCCCGAGTGCCAGACGGTTTTCTGATCCCAGCGCATGCCCGCCTTGGTGATACTCAGCTGGCCGACAACCGAGCCGCCGCCATTCGGGCGGAGCAGAACTTCGCCGTCCTGCGCATCTGGGGCAAGCACTGCGTACTTTGCGCCGCCGATGAACCCGTTCGACGTTGCCTTGAAGGACGGGGCTGTAACGGCTCCGGTGAAATCGGCACCTGCAAGGCTCGCCTTGGTTGCTGGGTTGAAATTGGCATCTGTCCACACCTCCGCCCAAGCCTTCCAGCGCTGATCGGCCGGTGCGGTATCGCGGCGCGAGCGCAACCAGAAGCGGTTGCCGCCACCGTAGTCGGCAGCGAGGGCAAGGCCACGGGAGTTGTCATAGCTCGGCAGCGACCAGGCGATGGTGTACTGCGCCGGCATGGTGGTCGGCGATGGGTTGCCCTGCCTGTTGATTCGCAGCGCGTTCCACGTATCGAGCCAGGTGTCATCGTTGGTGGTCGGGGTGAGGTAGGCCACGCGCGCAGCTACATCGGCTGCGGACCCAGCGCCAATCTCGGCCAGCGTGAACGACACGTTCGCGCCACCATTCACCGACTTGGACGCATCGCCGATCTGGATCGTGCGCGCAGTGCCCCACGTCGCGGTAGTGATGCCGTTCGCCCCGTCAAAGTTGGTCCCATTGATCGAGCGTGGCGCGGCGAGTTTGCTGGCAGTGTCAGCGTTGCCCGTCAGCTTGCCCCTGAACTCGGCGGCGCTGATCCAGCTGCCGGTGGGGTTAAGCACGATCTTGCTGGCGTTGGCGGTTGTGGTCAGTCGGAACTCTTTTCCACCGGTGGTGTCGTGCAGTTCCAAGCCGGTGAGGCCGTCAACGCCTCCCTGCTTGAACTGCCACGGACGCTGGGAATAGAGCTCAAGCAGCACGCTGCCATCGCCCGTTCCAGTACCCACACGCGCACTGGCCATCTCCGCCACGCCGTTCTTGTAGACCACCAGCTGGCCCGCTGTGCTGGTGTTGCCATTGGGGCGCAGGTAGACGAAGCCACCGTCGCCACTGGCGGCGGCAGACAGAACCACGCTCCCGGTATCTGTGCCACGCGCACTGGCGCCGCCGGCGCCAAGTTCGACGGTTTGATCGCTGGGCAGTGTCAGCCCTAGGGTAAAGGTCTGGCGGCGTCCCCAGCGGTTCTCTGTCGCATCGATCACCTTGCGCAGATCGCTGACGTAGGCCAGCGGCTGCGCCGTTGCATAGATGATGCCGTCAGGTTCGGTAGTGGTGAACGCGTTGACGCCATTGAACGTCGCGCCAGTCGCATTCACGACACGCACGGCATGGCCTTGGTTGTACTCGCGCTGCTGCATCCACAGTTCGACGCCGGTGGATTTGCCGGCGCTGTCCGTGGTCAGCGTAAGACCGAATCGGGATGGGCGGTCGAGCGCGTCGCCAGGGCCGGTGCGTGTCTGGTGAACCATGGCGTCGACCAGGGCTTGCGTCAGAACCGTGGTCGTCTCGCTGTAGGTGCGCGTCGAGGCGGCGATCTGCTCCCACACGTAGCGTGGACTGCCGATAGCGCCATTGGTGATCTCCAGCATCAGGATGCTTGCGGCGGCGCCGCGCCACGGCAGGGTGCCCAGCTTGATCCACCGGATCTGGTTCGAGTTGCTAGGAATTGAATCGAAGGTCTGCACCTTTCCCACCTGAGGGAAGTCGGCGGCGTGCATGCCGTCGAGGGTGTCGGCGTCCAGCCCCTTGCCGTGGCCCATGTCTTTCAGCGCGGCGCCTCTCACTTCAAGGGCACCTCGGATAGCCGCCGCCGTGGCCAGCGCCAGCACCGTCTTCACGAACGGAGTAGGTGCGTTCGGGCCGAATCGGCTATCGAGCGTGGCTTTCAATCCGCGAGCGGTGACTGCGCGCACGGCGTCCGCGCCCGCGATGGTCTCGGGACCGTCTGCCAACTCGACTACGCCAGCAACCGATTCCGTGGCCGGCGGGTTCAGGAACTGTGTGCTGCCGAACTTGATCTGCGCCGTGTCGATATCGGCGAACACCACGTCGGCCGAAAGCAGCAGCGTTGAGATGCTCGCCTTCTCCATGATCGCGTCGGCCTGGCCGTACACGGCAAACAATGTGCCGTCGGCCAGGTAGAGGCCGAAGCCGCGCAGCGGGTACTTGTCGGTACCGCTGTCCTGCAGCGTGACGTGGATCGTGTCGGCCGCTACCGACTCGCCGCCGAAGCTGGTCATTCGCTTGAGCTCTCCCGGCAGCTGCGTCATCGCCGCAGTGGGGGTGAAGCCGGTAGAGGTCAGCCCGATCTGAGAAATCAGCACCGTGTTGGTACCGGTGTTGGTGCCGTTGACCAGCTTGGCGCGGCCGGCGTTGGTGATCTTCATGCGCATGGGGGGTCAATCTCCGGTCATCGTCAGGCGGCGGTAGACCGCCGCTTGGGCACCTGCGACGGTTCCGACTTGGCTGTCGGCCTGAATGCCTTGGGTGAAAGTGAAGTGCGAGCGCACGGGCTTGGTTCGGTTCACCGCGTCCACGATCTGGTGGACGAATTCGGCTGACGACTCCTGTCCGCCGTCGCCGCTGATGGTCAGAAACAGGCTGAACGTGTGCGGCTCACCCTGCGGCGTTGTCTGCCACCACTCGCGAATCTGCATCTGACCGCCAAAGCTGGCGATCAGGTCCGCGATGCTCTTGGCGGTTCCCTTGTGGCGCTGGATCTGGAACGAGCTGGCGATGCGGGCGCGCTTGATACGCTCTGGCCAGTTGCTGTCCCAGGTGTCCACGGACACGCTCCACGCGAGGAACGGCAGGAACTCGGCCGGGCAGTTCCACGGGCTCCAGAGCGTGTTGTGAACCATGGGCACTGCCGACAGCTGGGCATCGGCGCGCTCCACTGCGCGTTCTAGCCGCGTCGAGTTGGGAGGCAGCAGCGAGGTGGCGTCAGGCATCGGTGCCGCCGTGTTCGATCACCACGCTGGTGCAGAACGGCGCCGACTGCGCGTCTACCGGCATATCCGCCGTGGGTGCCATCAGCTGCACGCGGTGGACGCCATCGACATGCAGGGCGGAGTAGAGCGCCGACAGCGGCACGTCGCGGCCCAGGCGCTGTGTCTGCTGCAGGAACAGCGACACGCGGCGGCGGGCCTCGGCAAGCACCAGGGCGCTGTCGGGGCCATTGAAGGTGACCAGCCGTGCGCGGATCTCGAAGGGCTTCACGGTGGCTGGGGCCACGGTCACGTAGTCGGTCAGGGGGCGCACGTTGTCGTTGAGCAGCGCAGCCTCGACGGTCTTCAACAGCGCCGCCGACGGCGTGCCGTTGCCCTGCCGCGATAGCACCGTGACCACCACCTTGCCCGGCGACGGGCTGGCCACGCTCGCATCGAGCACGTCCGAGTGTGCGGAGAGCGTGTGGAAGATGTAGGCGCCCTCGGGACCGGCCACTGACAGGCTTTCCGGCGCCAGCTGGATGCGGCGACGAAACGCGGTGTCGTTCTCGTAGACGGCCGGGGTGTTGGTCTTGGGGTCTGCGGGGGTCAGCAGCTTGCGCTGCACGCCGAACGGCACAGCGAGGTTGTCCAGATCGGCGCCGTTCGAGTAGGGCAGCAGCAGACCCCGAGCGCGCTGGTTGAACTGCTCGCGCAGCACCAGCTCGCGGTATGCGCTGGCCTGCAGCAGCTTCATCACCGGATCGGATTCGACCAGGGCGGTGTAGTCGGGGCACAGGCGCCGGAACTCGGTCAGGCGCTCGGCCAAGATGGCCTCGAACGTTCGCTGCTCGAAGATGTCCGGCGCCGGCAGCTTATCGACTTCGATGGCGGTAAATGAGGACACGGATGCACCGGCTGATGGGTCCGGTCCAGATTCCCATCGCGCGCGCGCGAGGCCGTGGAATGTGGCGTGTAGCGCCGCCGCTTACGCTACAGCGTGTGCAGATGATCGAGGATCAGCTCGCGTATCAGCTGTTCGTCGGCATTGGTGAAGCCGAGCAGCACGCGGCGCGCGTAGGTGACGCGGGGACCGCCTTTGCTCACGCTATCGGTGCGGCCTTCTTGGTGGATGCGAGCAATGCGCGAGACGCGCCCCGCGAAGCCAACAGCCGCCTCGTTGGCGCTGCCGCGCACCCGCAGGTGCTTGGCCTGCCGGATCTTGCCGAACATGGCGCCGCGTTTGATGCGGCCAGCTTTGGCCCGGCGCGGGGGTGTGTTGCGGCGCCTGGCAAACGGTGTGCCGTCGGGGTTCTGCTGGCCGGCGATGCGCTTCTGCTGCGAGCGGCGCACGGCAGTACCGACCTTGCGAGCCAGGCGGCTGCGCTCGGCAGGCTTGAGCCGCTGCAGCAGCGGTGCCACCCATGCCTCAAGGCGCTGCAGATCCTCGCTCACGCGCCGACCGCCGGCAGTGTCGCCAGCAGCTGGCCATCGGCCACCAGCGGGCCGCCAGCGAGCGAATGGCGGTGTTCCCACTCTGCAGGTGGCTCGGGCAGGTACTGCAGCTGGAACACGCCGGCATCGTCCTGCGCGACACGCACGCGCTCCGTGAGCGGCAACCGAATGGCCAGGTCGACAACGGTGTCGCTCAGCACATCCACCTCAAAGGCGAGCTTCTCGCGGTTGTCGGGGTTGGCCAGCAGCTCGGGCTGGTGCCGCGTCAGCCACTGCAGCAGCGGCACCATGACGGATTCCGGTGGGCCGGCGAAGTCGCGCAGGATCAGTTCGAGGGTGTAGCGGTACTGGAAGGACAGGCCCGCCGTGAAGCTGGCCACCAGCCCGCCGTCGTCCACGAACACCAGCAGGCGTTCCGGGTCGGTGGCCAGTGACGGCATGGCCGCGACCAGGTGCTGGCGGAGCAGTTGGGGCTTCTTCATCGCCGCGCGCACTCGGCCAGGGCGGTGTGCAGCTGGGTGACCAGCTGCTGCAGCGCCCTCACCTGCTCGGCGGCGCCGTGGTACTGGCTGTAGTTGGCTGCGGTGGTTTCGGCGACGGCAGAGAGCGTAACGCCGGCAGCGGGCGCATCAGGATCGCCGGCAGTTCCGGCGGGGGGGATGCCTGCCGCAGCGGCGTTGTGGAGCTGCACGAAGCCAACAGGCACAGCGCAAGCGGCATCAGCGGTCGGAGTGACATAGACGGGAACCTCTTTGGTGATGGTGGCGCCGCGCTCGCGCACCACCTGTACGCGGTCCACGTACTCGGTCACGACGCGGGTGGTGCCCTGTGCCAGTTCCAGCTTGGCGGCCAGATCCTTCTTCTCGGCGTTGGCACTGGCCAGGGCGACGTTGGCGTGATCCAGCGCGGTAGTGGCACGGTTCACCCGCGCCTGCTGGCAGCTGAAAAGGCCAGCGGTGGCCGCGATCAAGGTGGCCAGGGCGAGGGCGCGGTAGAGCATCAGCGTGCGCCCAGCGCTGCCAGGGCGCGCGTGGTGCGAGCGGTGCGGTCGGCCATCCCGTTCGGCGTGGCGCGGCTGCGGGCATTGCCCAGGTTGACCACCCGGCTGACGCTGAGCACGTCCCGCTGGTCTGCGTAGGCATTGAGGCGGTTGTCGTGCCAGAACGCGGCCGCTGCCATGGCGCCGATTTCCGGCTCGATCAGCAGGGCGGGCATCTCTTCCAGCGGCTGGCCGATCAGCTGGCCGATGTGGCGGTAGTTGCCCCGGCCGGTGTGCATCATCGGGCCACGTCCGCGATAGACGAAGCCGTCGCCGCTGGCCTCGTTACCGTTGCCGTTGCGGTTGGCATAGACGCGGTTGCCCAGCTTCGCCGGCTGGTGGACGAACGCAGCAGCCTCGGGGCCTGCGACGTACTTGCCGAACACTTCGAGCAGGCGCTCGCGGCTGTAGCTGAGCGATTCCTCCGCACGCGACAGGCTGAGGCTCTCGTGGCCGACCTGCGCGAGGAAGTAGGCGGCGCGCACGGGCGTATTGATCCCGAAACGCTTCATGGCCGCATTGAATGGCGCCACCCAGCGCTGAGCGCGGGCGAGCGGGCATTGCATGATCTGCGCCAGTTGTGGGGCGGTCAGCACGTCAGTTGCTCCCGAAGAGGTGCGCGACGTTGCCGCGCGAACGATAGGTGGCCACCAGCAGGACCAGCAGTAGCAGCAGCTGCCAGACGGTGACGTGGGCACGCGCGCCCTGCAGCATGATCTGCAGCGCCAGGCCGCCGGTGGAAGCGATCAGCAGCCATGCGCACCAGGCGATGGCGGGGCGGTGGTTGGCGCCGGGTGCTGGCCGGTAGGTCAGCAGGCGGACGCAGATGGCCAGGCTGCACAGCAGCGTGGCAGTGGTCAGGAACTCAGCCATCGGAGCCTCCACGCGGTAGGCGGGTCACATCAGCGGTGCGGCTGCGCTCGATCAGACTCAGGGTCAGGGTGACGATGACCGCCGCACAGATGAACGCGGCAAGGCCAGTGGACACCACGCCGAAGCGCTGCATCACCTCGGTACCGCCGAGGTAGCCGGCCACGACGCTGATGGCCAGATACACCAGGCGCTTCCAGATCGGCAGGTTCTTGGCCGACACGACGAACAGGGTGGCGCCGGCGAACGCGCCCAGGAACGCATCGGTTTGGATCCCCGGCAGGATCGACGCAAGGCCGACCCCCGTTGCCAGTGCTGCCATGCTGCCGGTAGAGGTTGGTTCGGTCATCATCAATCCCATAGCTGAACAAGGGGGCGCATCGCGGCGCCGGTGGACGGTGCGGGTACGTCGGGTAGCTCCACGACAGTGCCGATGGGCAGGACCGGCCCATGCAGGCTGATGCCGTAGTTCAGTGCGTGCGCCTTCTCGACCATGCCGGCGGTGGTGCCCAGGTGCCGGTGGCAGAGCGCGTCAAGCGTGTCGCCCTGCATCGAGACGACGCGCATCAGATCAGTTCCACCGTGACGCGCGGCAAGCCCTGCAGGTCGCAGATGGCGTTACGCAGATCGCGGCGGATCTCATCAATGGTCGGTGTCAGTTCCTCCGCACGCTGGTTGCCTTGTGCGGTGGCGTCATAGGAGCGGTAGCGCTCATGCAGTTCGACGGCGGTGGCGCAGCCGACCGCGCGCAGGAACAGATGCACCAGCCGCGTGCTGCCGTCGATCACCTGCGCGGGCACATCGGCCAGGGCGGTGTAGCCGGCGGCTTCCTTGCCTGCCTGCCACGCTTCCAATTCCCGCGTTACGTCCATGACGGCCGACACCACAGTGCTGCGCATCCGGGGGGCCGGAATGTCGCCGGGGACGCGGATCGCTTCACGCAGCACGGCTACGTCGATTTCCGGCCAGAACGCGCCGGCGGTGACGTTGGGCTGTTTGGCGACAGGTGATGCGTTGGCGACAAAACCGCTCATGGTGGCCTCGTAGGTCGCCGGTGGTCGGGGCGTCACACCAAGGGAGAGAGGTCTTGGTGATCGGCCCCGAGCCGGCGGGGTTGCGGGGTACGCTCGGTGTGAGGTCAGTCGTTGGACTGACTGGCCTCGAACTTCTTCATCAGGCGCTCGGCGCGCTTGAGGTCTTCCTTGCCGCCGCAGCTGTCGTGCAGCTGGATGGCCTTGCGCAGATCGTCAATGGCCTGGTCGACAGCCTCCGCATCCAGCGGCGCGCCGTCGGTATCCGGCGGCAGCAGGCCGCGAGCGCGGGCCAGCAGCAGCCGGGCGCGGACCTGATCGGGCATGTCGTGACCGTCGGTAACTTCGACGGCCCGGTTCAGCACGCCGAGGTCGAACGCGGCGCCCGTCTTCAACGCGTTGAGCGCGGCGATGCCGATTTCCTCGGCAACGACGCAGCCGGCGGTGCGCTCGAATCGGTCGGGCATCGCCAGGCCGTGGGCCAGTACGTAGGCGGCTATGTTCAGCGCCGCGTCGTACAGGCCCGCGTCGATGTTCCACAGCATCAGCGTGGACACCACGTCATCCTGGCCACCTGCATCGGCGGCGAGGACACCCTCGATATACGCATCGTAGGTCGGCAGCAGAGCGGCCTTGAGTTGGCCCTTGGCCTGACTCGACTGGATCTGCTTCAGTCGAGCGCGGTCGGTGGCCATCTGCAGCAGGGTCTGCTGATAGATCGGCGTGCCCTCCATCAGGTTGCCCCCCGCTGCGCGCTTGGCCGCTTCTTCGGCCTCCACGCGCTGCAGGTGCCGCTTCGCAGGACTGTCGGCCATGGTTTAGCCCCCAACCTTCGGAGCTTCATCCGGCTCAATGACCTTGATGTTCTCGACCACCGCACCACGGCCGTAGTCTTCGACCACGTAGCAGTCGTTGGACGACTCGAAGTTCGCCACGCGGTTCTTCTCCGGCTCTTCCTTGATGTAGCGGCGGCGGCCGTCGATCTGCCAATAGAGGGACAGGTTGTCCAGCGAGGTGACCAGCAGGGCATCGGCCGGCATGAAGGGAACAACGACCGGCTGCAGGCCACCAATGCGTTTGGTGCCCAGCACCAGATCCGCGGCCAGCTGCTCAGTGGGCTTGTTGTCCTGATTGATGATCGGGAAATACTTGTCATGCACCAGGTTGCGGCCGAGCACGACGACCAACGCCGGATCTTGCTGATGCCACGGGTCGATCAGGTTGGACACCAGGTCCATGACCAGGGCGTCGAGGTTGGCATAGTCGCGCGCATTCTTATCGTTGCCGCCGATCAGGACATTGCCGCCAGCCTTGCCCTTGTTCATCACGCGCTTGGCGGCGTGCTCACGGTACTTCTGGAGCCAGCCCTTGTTCACGTCCTGCAACAGCGGATTGGTGGCGCGGCTGGTGGTATCGGCAGCGCTGGTACCATTGAATCCGACCATGATGCGGTCCAGTGCTTGGCGCTGGATGATCGCGTCGCGCAGCAGCGTCTGGAAGTTCTTCTGACGCGCCCATGCGTCGAGGCGAGCGTAAGGGATGGCGGTGTCGTAGTTGGTCTGGACGCACTCGTAGCCGGTCTTGTCGAGCGCCGTCACATCCGCCGGCTCGCGCTTGCCGCTGCCGCTGGTATCGGTGCGGCCGGCGATGGTGCCGCTCACACCCACGCCAATCTTCTCGCCCTTGAGGTCGATCACGCCGGGCATGTTGATGGCGGACAGGAAAGCGCTGCTCTCCTGAATCCGCTGCTCCATGGTCTGCTGCACGGTCGGGTCGACAGAGAACGCCAGCGATGAGTTTTCGATGTGGTTGAGTTCCGCCACGCGGCGGGTGAACTGGTTGAACTGTGTGCGAGTTTCGGTACGCATAGCGTTGCTCCGTGAGTAGGGGGCCGGTGGGGATCAGCAGTCGGTGGCGTCGCCGACGTTGCCGCCGCTGCCGGAAATCGGCGGGCGCTGGCTGAACGTCTGCGGGGTGTCATCGAGCGTCTTGCGCACACTGGCCACCTGTGCGGTGAGGTTCTGGACCTTGGCGGCGAAGCTGCGGTACTCCTCGGCCAGCTGCTCGATGCGTTCTTCCTGCGCGGTGAAGGTCGCCAGCAGCTGCTCGGCAAACTTGCCTGCGTCAGGTGCGGCGTCTTCCTTCGGTTCCGGTGCCGGCTTGGGCAGCAGCCCGAGGCCAGAGAGCAGGATGGCCATCTTGCTCGGGCGCGGCGCCGGCTGCTCGACTTCATCGAAGGCTATTTCCGTTTCCTCCAGCGCCGTGAACAGGTTGTCGGGTGCCTGCTTGCGAGATGCGAGCGGATTCTTGTCCGGGTTCTGAGCGGCGAATGCCAGCATTTCCGTGCCCAGGCTCGCCGGGGTGTCGGTCACCGCCAGGCCCTGCAGGTACGCCTTGCCGGTGTCGGCGAACTTCGGCGCAATCTCGATGCTGGTGTAGAGCTTCTGCTTGTCGTTGTTGACCATCGCCACTAGGGCGTCGGTCGGTTCGATCTGGGCGAACAGGGCCAGCTTCTTCACGCCGCCCACTTCGACCTCTTCGGCCTTCACGGCCAGGACGTCGCCGAACGCCTTGAACGGGCCGTCGGGCATCAGGCTGCGCAGGTGCTCCACCCAGATGCGGGCGCCGTACAGCTGCGGATCGTAGGACGCGGCCATATCGATGATGTGCTGACGCTCGATTACGCGGCCGTCGGTCGTTGCGCCTTCGACGGCGACGCGGAAGAACTTGGAACGCAGCTTCTTTTTGTCGGTCTTGCCGGCCATTTCGCCCTCTGCTGGTGTCAGTGCGCATCGGTTCTCGATGCGATGACCCATGGTCGAATGAGGGCGAGGCTGCAGCAACGCACAGAGCGTGTAAGCCGCTGTTCTACGTGGGTTTTCCGTGTCGCGCGCGCGTGACGCCGGGCAACCTGTTCACGTGACCAGCGTAGCCGAAAAACTCCACGTCGATCCACGACGCCAAGCCAAGTTCCTGTACTGGATGGGGTGGCGCGTGTGCGATATCGCCAGCCTGATCGGCGAGAAAGAAAAGACGATCCACAGCTGGAAGGCGCGAGACGAATGGGACCGCGCCGATGCCGTGGAGCGCATCGGTGGCGCACTGGAAGCGCGTTTGGCCATCCTGATCCACAAGGAAGGGAAGACCGGCGGCGACTTCAAAGAAATCGATCTGCTGCACCGACAGCTTGAGCGGCAGGCCCGCATCCAGCGATACCAGGGCGGCGGCAACGAAGTCGATCTGAATCCTGCGGTGGCCAACCGCAACGCCGCGCCGAAGAAGAAGGCACGCAAGAACGAGTTCAGCGAAGAGGAGATCGAGCGCCTGCAGACGGCGTTCGTCGATGGCTGTTTCGACTACCAGCGCGATTGGTATCGGGCTGGCAACGAACGCACGCGGGTGATCCTGAAATCCCGCCAGATCGGCGCCACCTACTACTTTGCGCGCGAGGCGCTGATCGATGCGCTGACCACGGGCCGCAATCAGATTTTCCTCAGTGCTTCAAAGAGCCAGGCCCATATCTTCTTGGGCTACATGCGCGGCTTTGTACGTGAGGTGCTGGACCGCGATCTGACCGGCGATCCGATCACCCTGGCCAACGGCGCGGAACTGTTCTTCCTCGGGACGAACGCCCGCACCGCGCAGGGCTACCACGGCAATTTCTACTTCGACGAGTTCTTCTGGACCCACGGCTTTAACCAGCTGAACAAGGTCGCCAGCGGCATGGCGATGCACAAGAAGTGGCGCAAGACCTACTTCAGCACGCCATCGACCATGGCGCACGAAGCCTTCGATTTCTGGACCGGCGACCGCTTCAACAAGGGGCGCCCGGTTTC